ATAGGGTATACCACCATAGATGAAGCAGGAATATCTGGTGTAGCCGATGTGCTTTGACCATATATATTCATGATTGATATACCCATTGTAGTGTCTGTAGTAGTGTTATTAAAGAATATTAGGGTGCTGCCGCTTAGTGAACCGTTTAATAAATCTATAGCGTCAGCAATACCCCCCCCCGACGGTAGGTTATCATTGAACTGTTGCTTAGTAATGCATCTATTGTTCGCAACTCCGTCTAAGCTCAAGCCTTCTGCTCTAGCTTCAGCTGCTGTTACTAATTCATTAGTACTTTCCATTATTCTTGATATTCTCTTAAATTACCAATTGTTACTTCAAATTCATCTGATTTCATGTAGGGTGATACATCTGCATCTTTAGCAGCTTCGTTCAAACAGAACATGTCTGAAGGAAACGATAGTGCCTTTACCCTTATTTGCTTAAGTAGTCTGGAGTGTTTGGCTTTAGACCAAACCCAGACGTCAAATATAAAATTTCTCATACTGCGATTAATGTACTTTAATTCTTAAATGTTAAGAATTACTAAGTGTAGAAGCAGTCCACTTTTGATTGGAGCCTTTGTTAAGGCTAAAGTGCTGTAAACCACCTTGACTTACATTTACGTATAATGTGAACATATTAGCTATTGGAATTCCGACTATTGTCACACTAGTACATGTTGGCGTATGATTAGATACTCCATAATACAGTAACTGAAATGGGACCATGTCTGTCATATTAGACTTTATAATCTCCATTACAGCACTATCAGCACTGTTAACCTCTATAGCACTACTTCTATCTGGATAAATCAAATCTTGTGTTGTTAAAACTAGGGTCTGAACCCCCCCCATAGACTTGAGTGCGTCATTCACTTGTTTAGTGGTAGGGCATTTGTTGTCTTCATTTTGAATTAAAGCCATGATTGTTATTATTTAATAATTCTACGTTTAATTTGCACACCTCTCTTAGCTATTAGCATAGTATTACTTCTTTTGTTGTTAGCATTACTAGCGAAGGTATTATGCAGTTTAGCTATCTCGTCATCACTAAGGGTATTAAACCCTGAAGGTATTTTAGCTCCCTTAGTTCTCATCTCCTGAATATCTGTACCTTTTAATTGCCTATTAGGGTCAATATAATAATTACCATTCGCATCTTTCATATTTACATTGGCTCCTCTAAATCCCCACGTGTCCGCATGTCTTTCATTAGGTTGGGAGCTGTACACTTGAGACTCTAATGGTGTAGAGGATTCATAATCCACTCTGTTATTAATACCAGGATTGGCCTTTAATATCTGCGGATTATTATCTCCAACCATGTGTCCAATACCTTCATGCCAAGACACATCGCCAAATCTTCCAGAGAATGGGAATGAAGGAGCATTGTATGTGTATTGCAATCCTGCTGGATATGCTGCTCCCTTATTTTGTCTTATAGCTACTTGGGCAGCTTGAGTCACATTACCAACCTTCCCTTTATATACATTTGGATTAGAATAGAACTTAGAAGGTTCTACATATTCTGCCCTGTTAATTTGGTCAGTAATGTTAGCAAGGTTAGATTCATTAACTTGAGATTGATACTTAGGCTGTTTAGCACGTTCTTTATACCATTCTATAGCAAAGTCTTTCATCCCTCTAGTTTGGGCTTGATATCTCTGGTCCTCTGGCAATTTATAATTCTCTTTAGGATTAGGTCTTGCTACAGCTCCCTGTTGTGCCCTAATAATCCCTCTTCCTTTAGTTGAGATTTTCATAATATCCATTTAAGCCAACCGTAGCTGAAAGTCTTCCTCTTATATTCTGGATGTTCAGCCGCGTATCTAGCTTCTCTTTCAAATGATATATTTCTATATGCTGTATGACCATTCTTATCAATGAATAGTCGTACAAACCACTCCAAAACATACCATAAATAGAAGAATACTATTCCCATTTCTAATATTTGTTTCGTGTGAGTCTTCTCATGTGTAACTGTAGCTTGACTCATTCTCTTTATATAATCCTCACTTCTAGTAAACATAATAGCACAAATATTCATAAATGAATATCCTTTTACCGGAAGTAACGGATTGATAAAGAATAGCAATCCTTTAGATTTGTCGTACTTAAATTTCATAGTTAATGCTTCCATTTAGCGGCATTTCTAGCGAAATTAGCTCTCTTCTTCTGTAACGGAGTCGCATTAGGATTGTTAAGTACAGACCTAGCATGTTCTTGAACACTCTGTCCAGCTTTCTTAGCTGATGCCGTAAATTTGCCGCGATTCTTCTTCTTAATATGAATCTTGCTTCCACTTTTATCTTTCCTTACTAACTTACTACCACATCTAAACATAGGAACCTCTTCTAGGTCCGCATCATCGAGTAACTCTTTCAGAGCCTCATTAATTCTTGATAATTCCTCTGCGTTAAATTCCATAATTAAATTACATGTTAAATCACTTTTTTATTCACAAAGGTATTGCTAAATTTGCACATTATCAAACAAATCAGATGAATTAATGATTTAAGGTGTCAATGTAAATAAGTAATAAAGAAACTAAACTATTATTAATCTCTAACCTTTAAATCAATAGATTAATGTTATTGGACAAACTAAAAGAGGTGTACAGGTGGATTGACAGTTGGAGTTCTGGTGTTAAGACGATAGTCATTATAATGCTTGCATTCTTGATGGTAGAGCTTCATTTCTCTTCACACACTAAAGCTATTTTAGAAGATTATAGACAGGCAGCTGTTACGGAGAAGGTATTAGCTGAGAAATATACAGAGATGATTACTCCACAAGTTAACGGGCACATAGAGCATATTCTTATGGAAGATGAGGATGCGTCGAATGTCTTGTTATTGAATTACCATAATACCTTACAAAGTACACATGGTTTATCATATCGCTATTTAACAGCTCTTACAGAGAAGAGAAGAGGGTATGAAACTAAGGCAACTATTAAGATATGGAAAGAGTTGGAGTATATTAACTACGGTGATGAGCTTGAAAGGATTAATGACAATCAATTCATCAGAATGGATACTATTGAGAACTATCGTAGAACGTTCCCTAATTTAGTAGCTTTATTAGAGGACTCTGGGGCAAAATCTGCTGCGATGTACCCGATAGTAGGTATTGATGGACCAATAGGGTTAGTAGTAATTATCTATCCTAACGGCAAGGAATACTGTTTAGGATACTACAATTCTATTATTGCTCCATGCATTCAGCCTTTATCTACATTACTAGATTATAACTCAATTAGGAAGAAATTTAAAATGGATTATGAAAGTAGACAAGAGGAACAAGGAAATATGTTACAACGATTCTTCCCATATGTATTGGAGTGAAATTGACAATACTATATACACTTCAGTAACAACAATGATACATGAGTTCTGTCAAAAGTTCGACAGTGATTTCTGGTCGCAATACAAAGCATTACAGAAGCTATTAAGTGCTGAACAGTTTGCCATGGAGAAGAAGAGACTATTAGAAACTAAACGTTTTGATAAGAAGTACTTCTTAGACATGTACGATTTAAATGAGACGGAGTTTAATTCTGCACAACAGGATATACTGGATGAGTGGTCTAAAACTAATGCCGATTCCAAGGAAAGAGGTACAAAGATTCATAGTGATTTGGAGCATCAATACTTAGGTAAGAGTTCATGCCAAATGAGAAGTTACGGTTTAGGCGGAACTTTTAAAGTTAATACTAATGAATCTTTAGAGAAGAATAACTTAGACCTACTAAGCATAGAAAGAGGAGTCTTCCCTGAATATATGATATACAGAAGGTCGGACGACAATAAGTTTAGGTTGGCAGGTCAAATTGACTTACTTATTAAGGACGGAAATGACATTTACATTGTTGACTACAAGACTAATAAAAGTATTGACGAGAAATCTTACTTTGATACCAGGACTAAGAAGAGTCAAATGATGAAGTATCCTATGAATAACTTAATGGACTGTAATAAAGTACATTATACTTTACAACTATCTACCTATGCATGGATGCTTCAGAAATTAAATCCTGATTTTGTTATTAAGAAGCTATTGCTTATACATTATGACCATAATGGTAACGTTACAGAACATGAGTTAGATTATCTTAAAGATGATGTGGAACGTATGTGTAAGCATTGGAAAAAACAGTGTATACTTGAGGAAATCAAGGAGAAGAGAAAGCCTATAGAGTTCTAATGAGCTAGTTCATAATCATAGAGTATCTTTCAAACTGGGATTTGAGATATTAAAAGTAAAGTATAATTAAAGCTCATTAGAAATCTATGGGAATTACTAATATTGTAAATGGACACTTAAATGAGTTACTAGGTAATAACGAAGAAATGGCTAGGGCTCGTATTAGAATATGTAAGAAGTGTCCTATTATGAAGGATTCATTTATAGGGTATGTATGCAGTAGTAAACTGTGGCTGAACCCTAAAACAGGAGATATATCAACAGAACGTAAAGATGGTTATAAACGTGGATGCGGGTGTAGACTTAATGCTAAAGTTAGAGATATTAAGTCTTCATGTCCAGCATGTAAATGGTAAATGATTTAAATTATGAGTAATAACGGAACAATGGATGTAATGTTTGGGGGTAAAGGATTAAGCTTTGCCGGTGCAGATGGATTTAAAGATTTAAAGAAAGAAGCTGCTGTGGAAGCACATAATAAAGCAGTAGATACTTACACTAAAGCACTTAATAAGAACATTAAAGATGAATTGGAGAAAGCGGAGGAAGTAACAGAGAAGATGAATAGTATGGAAATTATGCCTATTAATTCATACGTATTGGTTAGACCTTATGCTAAGAATCCGTATCAAAAGATAGAAGTGACTAAAGGCGGACTTATTATACCAGAATATGACGGAGCATTTAAGAATCCAGACACTGGAGAGAAAGATACAGAGTATCAACTTTCAGTTGTAGCTAATGTTATAGAAGTAAGTCCTTTGTGTAAGTTTATTAAACCGGGAGACGATATATATTATAGGCGTTCTTCTGGAGTACCTGTTCCGTTCTTCAGACAAGGATTTGAAGTTGTAGCTGAACAGCAAGTGCAGGTGGTTATTAATGAAGGTTTAAAAGAACGATTTAAAAGTATAGAATAATGGAAGAGAAAGTGTTTTATCAACCAGGAGATGTAGTAACATTAAGACAAGACATCCCATATAAACCTCAGATGATTGTAGTTAAGAAAGAGACGATGACGTTTAGACCATCTAAGGATGAGAAGAAAGATGAATATTTCAAGGGTATTAGATGTAGATGGTTCTCTACAAGAGGAGAGCTACAAGAAGCTATCTTTAATACTAAAGACTTAATTAAATTATAATGGCAACTAAGTTTCAACAAGGTGGGCAGGACGACCAAGAGTTGTTCTCTGCCTACCTTATTAAGTTATTTAAGCCTAAGTCTCAGCAGGAGTTTGAGGATACTATATCCAAACTCTCAGAGAGGGAAATTAATGAAATCTATAAACAATACAAGAGTATGGAGAATAATCAAACTATCATGGCTAAGATGGGAGTCAAAATTAACTACATTAGCAGATTGCAAGGTAAGTGTCCAGAAGGTTATGAGGTAGAGAGATTCATGGCTGGAGGATGTGTTAAATGTAGAAGGAAAGCAATGGCTGAAGGCAGTAAAGCTATGGACGTATTCAAAGATAAATGTGGAGGTAAAGCCAAGAGACGCATTAAGAAGAGCGAGAATGGTGATAAAATAGCAGTTAATAAGACTGATACTGTACACACCAGTAAGGGAATATATAATGTTAGTAATAAGAAGCTCCCTTATAAGAAGATGTCCAAAGCAGATTACAAAGGACTACCTTTAAAAGACAAAATGAAAGTTGATATGAAAGACCAGGCTAACGGCAGAGGTGCTAGCGGAGCAGGTGCAACTAGAGGTAGTAATATAGGTAAAAAGTTAAGCGGTGGCACTATTACTTCGTTCAAGTGCGGAGGAATGGCTAAGAAGAGAATTAAGAAGAATATGGGTGGAACTGTTAGCAATAAATGGAGTATTCCTAGTAAAGCTAGCGGTGATGCTATTAAACACATTAAAGGCGGACCAGGCTCGGCAGATAGCACTAGAGAAATGAAATTTAATGGGTTTCAGAGGAAAGCACTAGCTGGTAAGCCTTATAAAAGCAAATAAATATGAAAGTGTTCCTATTTGATAATGGTACTAATTCGGTGATTGTGAATGAGCCAGAGGTTCTTCTTATTAAGGAGTTCGCAGCTCTATGGACTAATGAAAGGAATAAGACCAAAGAAGACCCTACGGGAGTTTGCAAATCAAGAGCTTATAGAGAGCTTGTTTACATATGGCTAATGTTAGATTGGGCATCTCCATACTCTGATTATACAGAACAAGAAAGACATCAATCATGTCTTCAGGATGCTAATTTAAGTGAAGAGGAATGGGCAGACCCAATCTTCAGAGCCGCATGTAGGAAGTACAGAGATATTCAAAACGAATCTAGAGCACTTAAACTCATTAAGTCTGCTCAAAGTGTAGTTGATAGAATTACTGATTACTTTGACACCATAGATTTATCTGAAAGAGACCCAGTTACTAATAGACCTGTTTGGAAAGTGGCTGATGTAATGAAAGAAATGCAATCAGTTTCTAAGGTTATAGAAGAACTTAAAACTCTTGAGTATATGTACAAGAAAGAGCAAGAGGAAGAGACTGGTATCAGAGGTGAAGGTAAGAAAGGACATTTAGATTAGTTATGGCTGGACGTGGCAGACCTAAGAAGAAAGTCGAAATTCCAGAAACAGTTCAAGAGTTAATACAGAGAGTAGAACCAGAGTTAATAGAAGCTGTTCAACATATAAATCCTGTCATAGAGGACAATTCAATTAAAACATCTAATGTTGAATGGGATGTATCATTAGATACTGAGATTAAGCATTTCGACCCTACTCTATCTTATGAGCTGACTGGATATCGACCAGTGGATGAAGAAAGAGGATTGGATTTTAATCCAGAGTGGTTCACTGAAGCTAGACAGATTAAACTAAGAAACGGTAAATACTGTGCTTATCCGGAGGGAACAAAGAAGTATAATGACTTTTGGGACGAAGAGGTTAGAAGATGTAATCGAGGATATGAATCACATGGGTATAGAATCACAGGTGATAATTACTTCTTCCTTAACTATTATAGACTAAAGAACACCGATGTGTCTCAAGCTGGTACTGGTCGTGAAACTACATTCCCTTCATTCTTTAGTAAGCAGTATGAGTACTTTCATTACATAGAAATGTGTGAGAAGTTGAAGAAGGATGTGTGCGCCCTTAAAGCTCGTGGAGTCGGTTGACACAATAAACTAAAGCTGACTATAAATTCCGCAAAATCGGTGAAGACTAACGTGATTAATCACTTATTAAATTTAATATTATGACTAAGAAGGAACAATTAAAATTTATTGAGGATAACTATCCCTTATACAACAATCATATATCTAACAGAAGAATAAGACATACATTCTTCGATACAATCGAAACTGAACTACAAGCTTATCTGCTTGGATTTTATGCCGCTGATGGCAGTATTGATGAGAAACGCAAAACCTTAAGAGTTCATTTGCAGTCTGGAGATTCTGAAATAGTGTACTTATTTAAAGATAGTATAAGTCCAGACGCTAGAACGTTTACCGTAGCACCACATATTGTAACTGGAAGAAACGGTATGAAAGTAAATGCCCATGCATCATTTGGAGTTGACATTACTAGTTCCAAATTATGTAATGCCTTAGTAGACTTAGGGATAGGATATAATAAAAGCGTAGCAGAACTCAAAATTCCAAGCATTCCTGAGGACCTTGTGAAACATTTCATCAGAGGTTATTTTGATGGAGATGGGTGTATTACTGGATGGTTAGCTACAGAGAAGGGTAAAGCTGACAGAGTTAGATATAAGTTTGATATATGTAGTAAAACAATTACTATGTTGTCTGATATACAGAAGGTTCTTTCTAAGAATGATATTAATGTAAATATTAATTATCTTAAACGTGATGATATGTATAGGATATCTACTTCATCTAAAAGCGAAGTGAGTAAACTATATCATTATCTATATGATGATGCTAATTTCTATTTATCAAGAAAGTTTAATAAGTTTAGTTACTATGTTAATACCGAGGTAAGTCAGCTCATCGCTGACCACCGTAACGCGCAGGAGGTGAACGTTAATGAGAGTAATAATCCTCCCACGAGTGCGGAACATTCTATAAAAGAATGAATATGTGCGCTGACCTTATAGGAAACTATAAGAAGTATAGGATAAAAAGCCTATACGATAACAAAGTGTTTAGTGAAATTGCAGCATCTTTAGGAGTTAGGTTATATACAACTGTTAGAGGTTCACATACAGTATATGTAGCATTTACCGAGAAATTCGTTAGTGACGTGCTTCGTAAATGCTGGGAACAGCTTGAATATTTAAATGCTGATACAGAAGGCGGCATGAGACATCTAAGACAGAAGTATAATTCTGATATGCATAAGAGAGCTTCTCTTCTTACTAAAGACAGAGAAGAATTTGGATTCATGTCAGACATTATTGGCTTCGTAGTAGATGTTCCTCGTAAACTCCGTGGAGACCGTGTGGATAGATTGTTCTTTGAAGAATCTGGTTCTAACCCAATCCTAGTAAAGACTTACTTACAGAGTACAGCTCTTGTAGAAATTCTAGGTAATAAGTTTGGAACTAGATTTGTGTGGGGAACAGGTGGAGACCAGGGACCTGCACTTGACGGACTTAGTAAGATGTTTTATAATCCAGCTGGATATAATTTCTTACCTTATAAACATAACCATACTAAAGACGGGTCTTATGCTTTTACCTCATTCTTCATACCTGCCTATACATTCGTAGCAGCAAATGGATATGTAGACGATAGAGGAGTTACTAATACTGCGAAGGCTAAGAAGTTCTATTTAGACCAAAGAGAAGCTCTACTAGCTAACCCGAAGGAGCATTTAATTGCATGTGCAGAGTTCTGTTTTACTCCTGATGATGCTTTGGCTCTAGAAGGAGATAACCAGTTTAATACTGTATTGTTAAGTGAGCAACTTGCTAATATTAAATTACATAAACTGGGACCACATATTGATGTAGGCCAGTTAGAGTATAATTTTACTAACAACCAGCACACAGAGGAAGCAATTGATAGTGTAAGATTTGTTAGTAATCCTAAAGGTAAGGTTAAGATACTTGAACATCCGATTAGAGGAGAACATGGAGCTGTACCTAGAAATTTATATGTTGCTGGTATTGACGGTATTGATATGGGGGGTGAAGACACTTCTGATAAGACTCAAGACCCTTCTGATTTCTGTGTAGTAGTTAAAAAGAGAGCTTATGGGTTAGATGAACCTAAAATAGTGTGCTATTATAGGGACAGACCTAAGACTTTACGTGAAGCACATATGACATGTCTTAAGATATTGCAGTATTACGATTGTCAGGCTGTTCTTGAATCTACTAGAATGTCTACTCTGCAATTCTTTAGAGAGAAACATAAAGAGAATAGACATTTGATGAGAAGACCTAGAGCTACTCAATCTGACATACAAGGAGGTCGTAGTAAACAATTCGGAGCTCCTGCTACTGAAGTAGTAATTAGGCATCAATTAGATTTAATAGCTCAACATATAGAAGATTATTGTCATAATATATGGTTTGAAGAAATTCTAGAAGAAGCAATTAAATACAGTTATGAGAATAAACGTAAGTTTGATATTATAGCTGCATGGGGTATGTGCGAACTAGGAGACGAGGAATTAATGGGGGTAGTTCCTAAAGAAATGGACAGTCCTAATAACAAACTAAGACCTTTCGGTTATTGGGTTGACGAAAGAGGAATTAGACATAAAGGAGTTATTCCAGAGAAACAACAGATAGTACCTAAGTTTAATTTATGGCCTACACAATACGATGACCCTACAAGAATTAGAAGTAGCAATCAGAGATTTATTCAAACAGATTTATCATAAAGAATATGTGGCTAAATTAAAGCTAGAAGAGCTACAAACTGCCGAGGGGACACATAGGGGTTATAAGTTAACACTTGGCATGAATAATATAGACAAGCCACTTATTATATCGTTTGAGGGTGGTGAAGTAGCGTATCTTAAATTTCTTAGACAGGAATTAAGAGATAGAAGATTAGGCGACACACATTATTTCCTAGGATATAAACAATATAACGGATTAGAGAGTTGTAATGAGTGCACAGAACAGGAGTGATGAGTACTTAATGGAGCATATTGATAAGGCAGTGTCAGAATTAGTATTTCCTAAGTACAAATTACAGAAAGCATATAATTATTATAATGGATATAGAGATGCCGAACAATATAGGTATCTAGAAGAGAATTTCGGAATAGGCAATCCTACTTCTATAGAATTCACTCCTCTTATCAGGAAGCATGTTGATGCTTTACTTGGAGAATACCTAGGTACTCCATTACTGCCTAAAGTGTCATGCAAGGATAAAGAAACTATATCTAAGATATCTAGAGATAAGGAATTACAAATTAATAAAGAAGTATATCAATACTTACAACAACATCTTAACAATCAGATACTAGCGTTCTTAGGAGGACAAGAAGTAACTGATAAGGCTGTAGAGGCTCAACTTAATAAGTTAGTAGAAGATATTAATAATAGCTTTGTTAGCGAGTATGAAATAGCTGCACAGAATGTTGTTGAGTATATAATCCAATCTAGAGATATTAACTTACTTACTAAGTTAAAGAACCTGTTACTTGACTTACTAGTAACTGGCATGAGCTTTTACCAGGTTCATCCTAGTAGGAAGAGAACTAATATAGAAATAGAGGTATTAGACCCACGTAATGTATTCGTTGATAGAAATCCAGAATCTGTATATGTTAGAGATAGCTACAGAGTAGTTATTAGACGTTGGTTAACTAAGCAACAAATACTTAATAAATATGGTCCTCAACTAGATACAAGTAGTATCAATGAATTAGAGGAGATGTTTGAGGGATATTACGATAGTAGTTATATATATGTACGCGCTATGAGCAATCAAGCTACTGGAGCTCCTATTACAGACGGACTCGAGGCGGGTAAAGAAGTAATACCTGGATTCCCTACCGACTACTATGAGACTTACAATTATAAGTTAATACCTGTGTTTGAAGTTGAGTGGATTGATGTTGATAAAGAAGGAGAAGATTATGTAGAGAATAGATATGAAGGAGTTAAAATCGGAGAATCTATTTACATTCTTACTGGTAAGTCTCCTGATGTAGTTAGAACTAAAGATAATCCTACACACTGTGGATTGTCAGTTAATGGTTTGTTCTTTGTAAACAGAAGTAACGAACCATATTCACTTGTGCTTGCATGTTCACATCTTCAAGACAAGTATGATTTGATTACTTTCTTTAGGGACAATGTAATTGCTAATAGTGGTACTAGTGGAGACTGGATTGACTTTAGTATGCTACCTATGGCTCTTGGTGATGATTTGACTGAAAGATTGCAGAAATTCATTGCCTATAAGAAGACTGGTGTGGCTCCTATTGATACTTCACAAGAAGGTAGGGCATTTAACAACAATACTTCTTTTGCTGGATTCGATGACTTATTAAAAGCTGATACTATTCAGGCATTTAATATGGCGTTGCAGATGTTAGAAGAGCAGACATCATCTATTACTGGAGTGTTTAGAGAGAGATTAAATGGAATAGAAACCAGGGATGCTGTTAGTAATGTTAAGGCAGGTATGAGAAATTCTTATATCATTACTAAATCTTACTATCAGCAAATGGATACTTTGGCAGAGGATATTCTGATTGATTCTCTTAATTGTGCTAAGAAGGTATGGAAACATAAACCACTTACTGGAACTTTAGTGCTAGGTGACAAACTACAGAAAGTGTTCACTGCTCTCCCTGAACATTTTACTTTTACTGACTATGATATTCATGTAATAGCTAGTAGTAGAATTATGGAGGAAATGCAGAACATGCAACAATTAATGATTGAATTCATTAAGAGTGGTCAATTAGACCCAGACATAGCTATGGAGTGTATGACTGCCAGAAGTATGACTGAACTTAAGTCTAAATTGTCTAAGGCATTTCAAAAGAGAAGAGAAGAAACTCAGAACACTGCACAGATGCAACAACAGAACGAAGAGCTACAGAAGCAACTTCAAAAGGCGGAACAAGAGAAAGAGCAGCTTAATAATAAGATTGCATCTCTTAATGAAGCTAAGATTGCTATTGATAGGCAGAAGGTTGAATATGACTATGAGATTGGCCTTATTAAGGCTAACGCTGATAGAGATTATAAGCAGAGTACTTCTGACAATGACACCAAAAGAACAGATATTGAGATAGCCCAATTGTACGATGGGAATCAGCAGAATAACGAAGTGAAGAACGTATAATGGAATTAAAAATTAAAGTTTGCACTAACGATAGCTGTAAGGTAATCATACTTGACGATACTGGTACAGGAGAGAATGGCTATTTGCCTGAATCTTCTTCAGTCATCGTCAAGAACAGATTCAAGTACTCTGACACTGTATCTATTGATGTCTTACAACATAATAAGGCAGATGGGCCTGAAATACAACTTCCTGTTTACACTTTACATGATGACGGTAATAAGTCAGTAACTATGCCAGTAGGGTTTGATGGGTGGTTTAATGTATATCATATAGTTCTGCCAACTAAAGATTGGTTTGATAGAGAGATGGGTAAAACGGCTGGTTCAGCTGTAACTATGTATGCCACTGTGTACTATTCGGACGGCATCTACATCTATAAGTATTTTAATGGCACATCTACGACCGTAACTGTAGATGAGATAGTAGAGAGGAACGTAGAAGATACTACAATTTCTAGGACATATAATAATTACGTGTCTATTTGTTTTCTTAAGAAATGTTATATATCTTTGTGCCAGCAAATATTTAATAGCAGAGGTTTCAGTAAATGTTGGAGTAAGAATGCTGTAGCGGCCGAATTATCCTACAAGAGAGATTTAGTCTGGATGGCTATTAATGTAATCAAATATATGGTTCAATCTAATCAGTTAGCTGAAGCTGAACGAATCATAGAACAAATAGGAGGTTGTAATGGCTTGTGTAAATCAGAATACAGCAAATGGCCAGAGCAAGGCTGTGGATGCTCTCAAAGATAAGGTGATTTGTGAATACAAAGAACTGCTTAAGTATTTAGAACGGGGGCATAGATATGACTACCAACTAATTCTCGAAGAGATAAGTCTCATCGAATTGCTAGAAGAGAATGAAGTTAATAGGTCTGAATTTGTAGAACAATTTTATCTTAATAATAAATGGCAGATAACTCTATTTTAACACCAGGTGGTTCTGGAAATGAATGTATCAATCCTGTTAACGAACAAATTGATACTTCACAATTTCTGAAAGTAGATTACCGCTTAGGGGAGTTTGAGAGTGAGTCAGATAAACAAATTGCTAGAATTAATCTTGGAGCTGCTGGCATTAATGATGTCTATGATAAGACTTCAGCAGATTTAAAGACATTAGAGGCAGTTAAGACCTCAATGGATACTCACCTAGCTACTGAAGACCCACATAATATAATTCCTACTATAGAAAGTAAACTGGAGGGTTTTGTTAAAGAGGATGGAACCACACCATTCTTAGCACCTCAAACAGGTGTTGACCCGTTGACAGACTTTCATTTAACAACCAAGAGATTCGTGACTGCTTTAATGGACAGTCATTTAGCTAAAACAGACCCACATAATATAATTCCTCTTGTAGAGGAAATACTTAAAGTATATGTAACTACTGACCAGATTTATAGGAAGGTAGAGTTATATACTAGAGAACAAGTTGACGACTTAATCAAGAATTTCGTTAGACGTGACGGAACTACTGCATTTTTAAAACCACAGTTAGGAGTTACTCCAGTAGCTGATGGGCATCTATCTACTAAGAAATATGTAGATGATGTAATGTTTAAACATTTAGTTGATGCAGACCCTCACGGATTTGTAACGTTACTTAATCAGAGACTAAACAACTATTTCAGGAAGACTGAAACTTACTCTAGAGCAGAGACTTATTCAAGAGCTCAAATCGATGCAATTATTAATCACTTGGTAATTGATGCGGCTAGAGGGGCTATTGAGGAACATATCAATCAATATGACCCTCATGGAACTCTTAAAGAAATCTATAGTAAGCATTATGTACCTCGTGATGGTTCAGTTCCATTTACTGCCCCACAGAAGGGAGTAGATGCTGTAGAAGATGACGAATTAGTAACTAAGAGACAACTGGATGCTTCTATTGTAGAAGAGCCTGTTTGGATTACTAGTGGACCAGTTCAGACTACAGTAGGCTTCGTTGAAGATGAAACTGACCCAGGAGAGAAATTGAATCTTCAAGAGGTTATGGATGCAATCTTCTACGGTAAATCTGTAGATGTTAAAGCTCCTGCGTATGCTTTACTGGGTTCTATAGTAGACGTTGAACTATTCGTTAGAGGTTCTACTGGAGTGATATCTTATGCTGAATTATGGCAGAACGATGAGCTTATTGGAACATATACTAAGGACGATTTCGAATTAGGACAGTTGACTGTAAAGAGTTTACCTATTAACGAAGAAACTACTTTTACGTTTAAAGTATTCTATCCTAATGGTACATATCTGGAAGCTAGTTGTACTACTAAAGTAGCATATGACATATTTGTAGGAATCTTACCTAAATGGTATGCAGCCTCTAATGTTAATTATGATTACTTACTTCAGCTAGTTCAATCAGACCCAGAGAACAATAGCATTGACAGTTCTGGTGACTTAGTATCAGAAATCAAACACAAATATAATTTCTCAAGTCCTAAAGAGCTTAAGCAAATATTTGTAGCAATGCCTAAGGAATATCCAGACTTAGTTCAAATGACAACGCCTTCTCAACAGTTTGGTCTTGAATCGTTTGACATTATTAGTGATATCCCATTTGAAATTCCTGGATTGTCAAATAGTAAAATATATAAGATATATGTATTCAAGGAGTCTCTAGTAACTCTCAACTTGGAGGTAACATTTAAGTTTGACCCAGCTAACATTTAATAAGTATGAGAGCATATAGTGAAATTATAGCAAGTTTTAGAAGAGGTGGTCCGTTCCCTATAGAAGCTGACTATATCTTCGAAACTGAAGCGAAACTGAAAGAATTTTATTCATCTCCTGAAGAGAATGCTATTTTACACAAGGGATTGTTAAAGGTAGTTGAAAATGACGGAGATGGTAATCAAGCACTATATTGGGTCACTAGAAAGGAGACTAACGATGAGTTAGAGTTTACTAAACTTATTACTTCTAAGAGTGATGAAACTATAGCTGACTTGATAACTAGATTAGAGCAGGAAATTAAAGATAGAAAGACAGCAGACGATGCTATCTGGGGAAGTGTTGACCATACTAGTGTACCAGAGGACTTAAACAGTCTGAAGGACATTGCAGAGGAAATTACTAAAATTAGAGAGCATCTAGGTAATCTAGACAGCACTGATGAGGAATTACAGAGTAATATTGATAAGGTACAAGCCGAACTCGATAAGACACAAGAAGGAGTAGGTTTGGGAGAAGACGGAGCTTATGTTCCTGATACTGAAACTACTTACCTTAAAGACTCTACATCTGTAATGGATTCTCTGCGCAAGCTAGACGAATTAGTGAATCATGCTATTCACTTTAACTGGGTCACACTAGAAGATACTCCAAGCATTGAATTAGATATTGATAGACAGATTACTGGAACTACAATATCTGGTAATGTTAAGGTATCTACTGATAGTGGTAACGGAATTACCATAAAGAATGACGGTCTATTCTATAAACTAACTACTGAATATTTAGACGGACTCTTAACTATTAAGGTTAACGATAATGTTATAGGGCAACATCAAATTGGTTTGTCAGCTATCGTAGAGGATGCTAAGTACGACCCAGATACGGAAGAGCTAGTTATAGTATTTAAACTTCTAACTGGTGATAAGCAAGTAGTTAGGATTCCAGTTGGAACTCTTATTAGAGAATGGGAAGTTGATAACTCTATTCCTGATAAGGTAGTAGAATTGGAGAAAGTGTTATCATTAGGAACTGGCGCTGATAAGCTTTCTGCTGACGTTAGGTTGTATACAGCTAAAGATAACATCTTAGTAAAAGAAGGAAATGCTCTGTATGTTAAAGGTACTTCCGATAACATTACACATGATTCTAAAGCCTTGGATGTTGTTATTAGTGAATTACAAAGTGATATTGATAGCCACCTTAAAGATTTCAACAATCCACATAGAGTCACTCCAGCACAGATTGGAGCCATTTCTTTGCCCGAAGTTGAAATTCTACTAAAGTCTAAAGCAGATTTAGTAAGTGGAAAGGTTCCTAAAGAACAACTTCCAGATGATATAGGTGGTGAAGTAACTTGGATTGACGTAGAAGGTGATGAAGAAACAGTATCCTAATAGGCCCGCTAATATGAGCCAGTTGGACTATTTGTGGACAACATATGGCCCATATACGGTGTCGGACTCAATAGACGTTGAAGACTCTATTCCTTCTTCTAAAGCTATCAAAGATGCTATTGCTACCCAGGTAACTGGTATAGTAGAACTCGATACTCAAGAAGAAGGTAATAAGGTTAGAGTTATAGGTAAAGGAGGAAGTGGTGAGGAAATATCATCAATCCTTCTTGATAAAGATACTAAGATAGTTTCGTTTGAAAGACATCTTATAACACAAGAGGATATAGATAACGGATTCGGTAATGCACTGAATGAGGAATGGCTGATACTTACTGCTTCTAATGGAGATAGATTTGAAGTGTCTCTGGAAGACTTTGTAGTTAAAGGACAAATAACTAATACTATTATTACCCAGACTAAGAATGGTAATATTGCATCAGAATTAAGAATTAATAATCCAATTACTAATAGGTCTGTAGATTTATTAACTTCAAACTTTGGAGTTAGGGCAGACTTAGTAGTTGATACTGATGCTGATTCTAACATAGTTATTACTAAGGGTGATAAAGGAGTTGTTTGTAAATTTAGTTGGGAAGGTACAGAATATCCAGTAAGAATTAAAGCCGTAGATACTTACGATGAGTATTTACTACAGACTTTGGAACCTAATACCATTTACTTCATAAAGGACATTAAGTCTATTTACCTTAATGGAGTTAAATATGCCTCTGAAGGTGGTGGAGGTTTAGACCCTGACTTGTATTATACTAAATCAGAAACTGATGCTCTTATATCTAATATTGAAAGTGACTTAGACAATAAAGTTAGTTTGGTTGATGGTAATATAGTATTAGAGGAAGGTCAAGGAATTGTGGTTAATCGTAGAGACGGTGTTCAGAATTTAATATCATCTGACAATTCCGGAGGGTTTAAACTTGGTAATGTTAATTCTTATCTGGAGATATACACTAATACAAGACCAGCCGTTGTAGTAGGGGAAGACACTGATTCACTTGCATTAATGTCAGACTTGACTTCTTATACTTGGAATGAAGTAACTACTGCTAAAGCTACCAGACTCGCTGATTTACCAGAGAGTTATCCAGTAGGAACTTTAACAGTTAAGCATTCTGAAGGAGAAGTTAGTTACGACGGTTCCGAAGATGTATCTATTGACTTAACACATATACAACAATCAATTAATACATTGAAAGATACTATGGAGTACTTACTATCTACTAAACAAGATAAGCTTGTTAGTGGAGTTAACATTAAGAAGATTAATGGTAAGTCAGTACTCGGTAATGGAGATATACTTATATCTTCTGATTCTACAGCTATTAGATATAAGGGGTCTGTAGCTACTCGTATGTATTTACCTTCTGCTCCAGAAGTAGGTGATATTTACAACGTTATTAATGACGGTGCTAACTATGCTTGGAATGGAGAAACTTGGGAAACATATGGAACTATAACTCCAACTGGAGTAGATTTGTATAAGAATACCAGTGGTGAAATAACTGGCGGGGAGGTAAGATTCAGTGATAATACTGTGCTCCCTATTAACATATTTATTAAATAACATCATTAAATTTTATGGCACAATTAAAATTTTACAGAGGGTTAAAAGCCAATTACGTAGCTGAAACTACTCACAAGGATGGGATTTACTTTGCTACAGACACCAATGAAATCCTTATGAATGGTAAGGCTTACACAGGAGCTCTAGCTGCTGGTAAAGTCGTTACTAATGTAACCTTGTCTTCTGATAAAAGCAAACTGGTCATTACTTACTCTGATACCACTACAACAGAGATTGAAGTAGGTAGCGGTAAGTATACATCAGCTATTGAAGACAAAGATTTAGCTATGCCTAATGCTGTCGGTGGTATCGCTAAAGGAACTAAGGTAAGTGCTCTGGAAGGACAGACATATGATTATATGTGGGATGAACTGCTGTTCCCTACTATTAATCCTACATTTACTGCTCCTACTGCAAGCATCTCATTTAAGAGTTATTCAACTCCTCAAGAAGTTGGAGCTATTGCACCTACTGCTGCTAACTTCAACACTAGTCTTAATAAGGGAGCTATTACCTTAAATGGAACAAAACAAGCAGACAGGTCTGGTAACTTAGATGCAGATAATTCATTTATCTTCGTAAATGGACAAGAATCTAACACAACTCTGCCTACTACTGTAACACTTGGTAATACTACTTATACTTATAAGGCAGCTTATTTGCAAGGACCTCAACCTAAAGATAACAAAGGAAACAATTATAGCACTCCACTTGCAGCTGGTTCGGTTAACTCTTCAGCTATCACACTTAATGGTACATATCCTTGGTATGCATCTACAAGTACAGCTTCTTCTGGTACGCCTGTGGTTAAACAAGCTCTTATTGCTTGGAATACTTCTACTGGAGCTATGACTACTCCTAGATTTGAATTACAACCTTCTGGTACTCTTCCACAGGTATTCAAGCTGCCAAGAGCTGTCACTCAACTTCAAATGTTGAACACAGTATCAGGTAACATGGAAGTTATAGGACTTAGTGACTGGACTAAGACAGAAGAAGAGATTACTATTGGAACCACACCTGTAACTTATTCAGTTTACACTTACAATGGTTCTACTAGAGGTTCAGTAACTTTAATCGCTAAATTCTAATTTGACATATGGCAAGAAATAAAGGTACATTCCAATTTGCAGCCAACTTTGAGGTTAAACTTCAAGGTGCTTTAGACCCAAGAATCTTAGTAGATAATAAGTCTGAACTTATTAATAAAGAGACTTGGCCGTATGATGGCGATACTATCTACGTATATAATGGATTGCTAGTAGCCGTTGCTGCTGATAAGGCAATTTATATGCTAGTTGATAAAGATAAAATTCTGGAAGCAGATTACTCCGGATGGAAACAAATGGACGTTGCTGCTGCACAGACAGTAGAGATTATTGACAACTTAAATTCTTCTTCTACCACTGCTGCATTGTCAGCTAATCAAGGTAGAGTATTAGGACAGAGAGTTACTACCCTTGAGGGCAAAATTTCTTCTGTATATTCATACAAAGGCTCCAAAGCTACTTATGCAGAACTTCCTAGTGATGCAGCAGCAGGTGATGTATGGAATGTAGAGGAAGCTCATGACAATCATCCAGCTGGTACTAACTGGGCATGGACTGGTACAGCATGGGATGCTCTGGGTGGAGCTATTGACCTGTCTGCATACTACAATAAGACTCAAGCAGATGCTGCAATTGCAGCTGCTGTTGATGCAGAGAAGACTTTAAGAGAAGCAGCTGATACTGCATTAGACGGTAAAATTACTACTAATACTAAAGCTATTGCTAAGATTAATGGTAGTGCTGATGCTGAAGGTTCTCTAGCTAATACTCTGAAACAGGCTAAAGATTATGCAGATACTAAAGTTAGTGATGTTAGTAATTTAGTAGCTAATAAAGTTGATAAGGTAGAAGGTAGTACTCTGATTCCAGAAACTAAACTTGCACTTATTGACACTAACGCTTCAGATATTGATGCTCTAGAAGTTAGAGTTGCTGCTAACGAGGCTAAACTTGTTGGAATCACCACTACTGTAGTTTCGACAATTAATACAGCTATCGATGCAGCTATGGCTTGGCACGAAGTAACTGAATAAAACACATAATATATTAAAATGGAGAAAATGTTTGTACACGTAGCGAAGAAGTCCACATTTACCAGTGAACTACAAGAACAATACACCAATAGTATTGTTTTCATTAAAGATTCACAGGAGATTTATACTCATGGAACGTTCTACGCTATTCCTGATTCTTACAAAGGCAAAATTACTTCATTGGAGAGTGCTGTGGCAGCTTTACAGGCTGCCAAGGCCTTCTCTAAAGTTTCTGACGGTACTAATGTTGCAGAGTCTCCTTCTCATGACGGAACTCTTAAATTCAACAAAGGCTCTAATGTAAATATCACTGTCGGAACAGATGGAGTAACAATTAGCGCTACAGATACTAAATACACACAAGGTTCTGGTATCTCTATTGAAGGTACTACAATTAATCACTCTAATTCAGTAACTGCTGGCACAGCTAAAGGTGATAATAGTAAGACATTAGCATTTGGTGGAACGTTTACTATTCCTAGCATTACTTATGATGCACAAGGACACGTTACAGCTAAAGGAACCACTACAATGACTATGCCAGCTGCTCCTTCATTTACTAACTGGCAAGCTAAGAATGTTGTTGGCGCTTCTGCTACAGCTACAGCTAATGCAGCAACTACTAATGCTACTACATTCTTGAACTTAATTGAGAATGGTGCAGTAAGAAGCTCACATCAAATTACTGGTACTGGTAAAGTAACAGTTACAGCTGATGCTACTGGTAAAGTAACAATTAATGGTGCTGCAACCACGGCTGCTTCTGGTTCTGCTAATGGTACTATTGCAATTGACGGAACTAATGTTGCTGTTAAAGGATTAGGTTCTGCTGCATATACAGCATCATCTGCATATGCAACTGCTGCTCAAGGTACTAAGGCTGATAATGCTGTTCCAAATACTAGAACTGTAAACGGACATGCACTTAGTGCTAATGTTACTGTTACTAAAGCTGATGTAGGCTTAGGTAACGTAACAAATGAATCTAAGGCTACAATGTTTACAAGCCCAGCGTTTACTGGAACTCCTACAGCTCCTACTGCTGCTGGTGGAACTAATACTACTCAAATTGCAACTACTGCATTTGTAATTAACGAGATTGGAAATAAGATTTCTGCTGCTCAAGCACTTAGATTCAAAGGAACTATTGGCACAGACGGTGATGTAACTGAACTTCCAGCTAATCACACAGTTGGAGATACTTACGTAGTTAAGGCTGCTGGTAACTTTGCGGGCGAAGGCTGTGAAGCAGGTGACATGATTATCTGTGTTAAATCTGGAACGACTGCTGCAAATGGTGACTGGTCAGTTATTCAGAGAAACTTAGACGGTGCTGTTACTGGCAAATCCCTAACTGCTAACGCAGTAATTTTAGGTAACGGTGGGTCTACTGTTAAAGCTCTAGCTAATGGTACTGCTGGATACGTACTGAAAGCCACTGCTAGTGGTCCTGCATGGCAAGCAGAGAAGGACACAGTTTATACTCACCCTGCTGGAGGTGCTCCTAGTAAAACTTCTGGATTCTATAAATTCAGCACAGATTCTACTAGCCACGTTGCTTCAGTAACTGCCGTTACTAAAGCTGATATTACTGCTTTGGGTATTCCAGGGGCTGATACTAATACTACTTATACATTCGCTAATGGTACAGCTGGTAACTTTACTGTAACTCCTTCTGGAGGTTCTAAACAAACAGTTAGTATTGGTAAACCTGCTACTGCTGGTGCGGCTGATACTGCTGCTAAGTGGGCTACTGCTCGTACTATCACAGTTAGTGGTGGTGTAACTGGAAGTGTTTCTTTAGATGGTTCTGCTAACGTTACACTAGCTACTACTCTAGCCAATCTGGCTTCTAATAAGGTAACTGCAATGACTGGTTATACCAAACCGTCAGATACAGGTGCAATTGCTGCTGGTGATTCACTTAATGCCGCTATTGGTAAACTAGAAGCTGCATGGGATTGGGTTGAACTATAATATATGTACAAGAAGGAGGGAGTAGCATCCCTCCTTTATTTTATAATGATTAAAATTTAAGTGATATGGCAATTAATAAGAAATTAATTCACTTTAATAAGAAAACTACTTTTAACTCACAGAAGTTATCAGCCAATGCTTCTAATACTCAATATCAGGTAGGAGGTACTGGAACTGTTCAGACTGGAGCTCCTGACATTAACTATCAATCTATAGTTTATATTAAAGATTCTAAAGAAATTTGGACACACGGACAGTTCTATGCTACCGCTGTAACATGGAGTACCATTACAGGCAAACCTAGCTTTGCTACTGTAGCTACTTCAGGTAATTATAATGACTTGAGTAACAAGCCTACAATTCCTACTAAGTTACCTACTCCAAACGTATTAACCTTTACTGGTGCAGTAACAGGTACATGGGACGGTAGTGCTGCTAAAACAGTAAATATACCTTCTGGTTCCTCATATACACTACCATTAGCGTCAAACAGTACTCGTGGAGGTATCAAGTTATCAAGTAGCACACAGGGAGGAACTCCTAACGGAATTACTACAACTTCAGGCAGAACATATGCTGTTCAGGTTAATAGTAATGAACAAGCAGTAGTAAATGTTCCTTGGACTGATACTAAATACAGTTTACCAACTGCATCAGCTACTACACTTGGTGGTGTAAAAGTAGGAAGTGGTTTGGCAATTAGTAATGGTGTTCTATCTGCTACAGGTGGTGGAGAAGCCGACTCAGTTGCATGGGGCAATGTGACAGGTAAACCATCATGGATTGGTTCTTCTAAACCTTCTTATAGCTGGTCAGAAATCACAAGCAAGCCTACCTTAGTTAAACAAGTAGAACCTGGAACTCCCAGTACGGATTGGCAATCAGCGTATGTTCCATTAGATGTTACATACAGTGATACGTCTATTTCTCATAAAATCATTTCTTTACCTATGGCTTCTCCAGCAAGCGGTAATAGTCAAGGTCGTGCAGGTTTAATAACTGGTGTTGATAAGAAGAAACTTGATGACTTTACAGATACAAAGAACACAGCAGGTGCAACAAATTCTTCTGATAGACTATACCTAATTGGAGCTACATCACAAGGAGCTAATCCACAAACTTACAGTAAGAATGGTGTTTACATAGAAGATGATGGAATTCTTATGTCTTTGCAAGGATTTGAAGGTGGTGCAATTACATCAACAGCAGCTATCTATGCAGCTAATGGATTCTTTGATACATCTGATGCTAGAGTAAAAACTAACGTAGTAGAAATTGATGCAAGTAAAGCTGATGCTGTTAGACTAGTAGAGTTTGATAGAACAGACAAAAAACATCATGGCTATGGAGTAATTGCTCAAGAACTTGAGAAAGTGTATCCAGAAATGGTGAACACTGATAGTGAAGGATTTAAATCAGTTAACTATAACGAACTTGCTATGGTTAAAATTAAATATCTAGAGGATAAAGTTGCAAGACTTGAAGCTCTGGTTGGAAGATTACTCGCAGAGTGATTATTATAATCTCATAACGTTTTCATTAAGAAGGTCGCCAATAGGCGGCCTTTCTTTGTTTGTACCTGATTACTAAAACCACCTATGCAATAAATTAATTGTTAACGAGTGTTAAATAATTTGGTAATGTCCAGAATTTAACGTAACTTTGCAACATCGAATTTGGAAGTATAGTATATTTATATATTATGCCCTCAACAGATATTGTATTATTTATCGTAAATTTATTTAATTATGGCAGAATTTCTAACAATGGACGAAGCTAAGTCAAAGTTCGGTACTAAAGGAAGAACAAACGCTGGACTTACACTTGGTATTATCGGTACTGCATTAGCAGCTTTCGCTGGAAACAACGGAGGATGTGGTTGTGGTAACGGTGGTGGAATCCTTGGAAACCTCTTTGGAGGTAACAACAACTGTTGCGCTATGCAGGCAGCTGAAAATGCTAAAACCTTAGCTATGGCTCAAGGACAGCAAGCTGATAACCTATCATGGGCGAACAGAGTACAATCAATGCAAGACGACATTGACCTGTACACTTACGTTAACAGCCGTGCTTTGGCTACTAACGAGAGAATCGGTAACGAGTCTCAAGTTTTAACTAACCAAATTTGGAAAGGTAGAGTAGAAGACCTTCAAGAGAAGAGTGCAATGTACGTAGATATCGTATCTCGTGATAATGCACAGAATTTAAGATTATGTGATGAGCTTTACAAGAGGAGAGAACAAGATGTTCAGGAGAAAGCTGATTTGTTCGCTAGACTAAGTACTAGAATCTCTGATTTAGAGAAGAAAGAAGCTGCTACAGCTGCTGCTCTACCTCTAATGTTCGAGCTTAACAAAGTTAATGCTGAAAGATACACTGATGCTTGCTGCTGCAAGTCTGAAACTAATCTGTTAATGACTGCTAATGGATTACAGCGTCAACTTGACCACAAGATTGATGGACAGTTGAAATATGCTTACAGTGACCTGTGTGCACCTGTTCCAAGTATAGCTCCACTATACTGTAGCCCATTCACAAGTTACGGAACTGGCATGTATGCTGGAACTGCTGCTAGTAACTTCAACGCTGTAAACACAGCTATTAACACAGTTACAGGCGGATGTCCTTCTTGTACAGCCCAATAACTTAAGATAACCCATAAAAGGGAGGCTACAATCTAAGTGGTCTCCCTTTTATTATTTAATTCAAATTTAATTATCGTATGAAAGTTAAAATTACACCAACTGGAGAAAGTGCTCAAGTAATGGAGTTTAATGTATCGTTACCGTGTGGAGCAAATGCATCAATTGCTCCTGTGTCTACATTAACAGTTACACAGAGATGGGCAAAAGTCGTTAACGTTTCAACTACAGGAACGGAGTACGTACAAGTTACTAAATTTGATGTTATTCACAATATCCAATACACTGATTGTAAAGGAAATGTAAGAGTGTCTACAGAGTCTACATCTACAATTATGGAGACTGCTGCAACTAGTGAAACTATTACCACTTTGACACCAACAGTAACTAAAGTTATAGATGTGATTATACCTAACGGAGTTAGTATTGTTAGTCAACAAGTACTTGATGAATTGCCTACTTCTCTTCCTGTTAAGGGACATTGTGCATATTCAGTATTTGATGTTAGAGTAACACCTGCTCCTGCACCAACAGCCGCAATTGCGTCAGTAGCTAAATCTAAATAACATGTTTGGACAACCATTCGGTAGTAACTACACGGATTTACAGAACCATTACATGCAACAATTACAAGCGATGCAACAAGCTCAACAAGCACAGCAGAAGACCCAACCTATTCTAGATGAAATAAACAGAGAGGTTGGGTCTCTGTCTTTAGATGAGCAGAAGGTTCTAGCACAGATGCCAGAATATCAAATGGCTAAGCAAACCTATGAAGCTGGCTTTATGTCATTCTTAGGCACTAAGTTTAGTCAAGAGTTCGTGTCATCAGCAGATGGTAAAGTAGCAGCTGATAATCTATTAGCTACTATTAGAAAGAGTAAAGAGCACATTCATGCTCAATTAAAAGCTAAAGAAGATAAGGTTAACACATTATTAGAACTTGTGGAACAGGACCCAGAGATTAAGAAGAGATTAGACGAAGTTATGTTAAGTAAAAGTAAGTAATGAGCGATAAAGAAATTGTATTTCAAGCTATTAATAAGTATGCTAAAGACTTGGCGAGTAACCTATTTCATTTTAATAGCGTGGCAAGTCAAGCTGTTATCACATACGTAGTTAAGAATATGGAAGATAAATATGGTAAGTATTTAGACATATTCACAGACGTGCACGGCAATATTAATCTGGAATTGCTTGCCAATGCAGTTAAAGCAGAGATGAAAGAGAAGTCTGCTGATGGGTTTGTAGTTAACATTCTTAACAAGCCAGTAAGGAGTATATGAGACGACGTTAATCAATTAGTAGAAATATTTAAGACATTTAAACAGAACAATTAATCCAAATTCGAGCCATGATTAATTTACGATTAGAGAGAACTTATAGAGGTGTGTCTTATACTATAGGGAAGCTGTACCTAAACGGTAAGTATTTCTGTGACACTCTTGAGGATACAGACAGAGGGCTGAAAGATACTATGCCTACAGAGGAAATTGAGAAGATTAAGGTGTATGGTAAAACCGCTATACCTACTGGCACATATAAGGTTGATATGAATACAGTTAGTCCTAAGTTTAAGGATAGGACTTGGGCTAAGCCATATAGTGGTAAATTACCTAGATTATTAGATGTTAAAGGTTACAGTGGAGTTCTTATTCACGTTGGTAATAAACCAGAAGATACATTGGGATGTCTTTTAGTTGGAGAGAATAAGGTTAAGGGGCAAGTTATTAATAGTACTGCTGCATTTAATAGACTTATGACTGAACTTAATAAGGACAAGAATATAGAAATAACTATTGAGTAATGAGCAACTTTGATAAATTATTTGGAAGAACTTATAGTACAGTAGGTAACTCTGATTCTGACTTTATTATTAAAACTAGAGGACAGGTTAAGGTACAATGGGGCAAGAAGTTCATTGACATTATAAAGGACGGTAAACTTAATGTTGATGCAGAGGTTATTAAAAAAGTCAAAACCATTTCCAATATTGTACAAGACGGAATCTATTTCATAGAGGATACTAGTAGTGTTATACTTAAGGTTGGTAATACATTAATAAATTTGTCTGCGGATACTGAGAGTTCATATGTGTCGTTTATAATAGACCAAAATACTACTGAAAAGCAGAGATTGACTGCGCAGTCTAATATAGGACTTAGATATAAGTCCATGTCTGATGCTACAAAAGCCGGAATCTTAAATGGTATAGTGTTTCTGGAGGATACTCAAAAGTGGTATATAGTAAATAATGGCACCTACTCAGTCTATGCTCAGGAAATACCAAATCCATATACTGAGCAGTTTAGAATATCCAAATCTGATTCTTCCACAGGAGCTTTGTACATAGAAGGAATAGGAATAAGTAATTCTATGGTAATTGGCACAACACAGAATGAAGGAGTGCTTTATAAAGATTCTAATACTTTTGTGATTGATAATTCTGATGCTATAGAATTTAGGGTTAATGGAGAGAACAAACTAAGGATTGGTGAGTATAATAATACTATTACATCAGATACCTCATTTAACGGAGTTTTAAGTTCTAACAAGCTTCAATCGATAGGAGCTTCTCCATCTAGTGGTTATAGGATTTACACCGAGGCAGGGGAGTCTTTTATAGAAACTGATAACCTATTAGTTAGAAATGGAATTAATAGTATTTCAACATCCTATTCAGAATTTGTTGAAATGTTAAATGATAAAAGTCTAACCCCATTTAGTACTTATATTATTAACGACTTCCAAAATGAATGGGAACTTACCATAGAGGAAGATACCATAACCGAAGATGTACAAGCGTCTGATGAAGATGGTAATAGGTTATGGCAAGATGAAGATGAAACCATACCAGTTATAGAAACGTATAAGAATGTTAGGCCATTGATAGTAACAGCTATCAGTTCCTCTGAAATATCGGGAGAAGTTACGTACCAAGACAATCCTTTATGGAAGCTATCCTATGACCCATATTATACCAACACTTTTCAAGTAATTACTTCCAACGGGGACATTAGTGAGGTGCGAGCCAAAGGGAGAATCACTAAATTAACAGATGAGAAAGGTAATTCCTGTAACTATGACTTTAAACATCTGAGATTTAAAATCACCGAAGACGGTGTAGATAAGTGGATTTATACATTTAGAAACGGAGAAGAGGATTTAAGTTTAACTGATACATGTAAGAATAATGTACTAACTGTTAATAATTACGAAATTAAATCTGAAACTGTGACTGTACGTGACAATGGTAATATTGTTACATTACAAGGAACTCTTTCTGATAATAACTTTGGAACTATTAATAGCAACTTTAACTTCTCCGGGACTGCTAATAAATTGAATGTGTCCGGAACATTAGAGAATGTAACATTTAAAGAAGATTCCACTATAGACGAAGTAACTATTAGGAGTCTTACTAACGTAACATTTAATGAGTCGTTCTCAAGGACTACATTTCATTCAGATATAAACGATGTTGACTTTGATACTACTGTATACGCTCTACTTTATGATAATGAAAAGGTAAAAGATGTATATTACAACAATAACACAGTCTCTGTCATTTGTATTCCAGATATAGCAGTTGCAACATCTGGAATACCTGCGGGCACAATAGTAATGTATAACGGGACATCTGGAATACCTGCGGGCTGGGCTATATGCGATGGTACTGAAGGTACTCCTAACTTGACTGGCAACTTCATTAAAGCCAGCGAAACTGCTGGTGAAACAGGGGAATTTATACCTGCGAGCTCTGGTAGTTCAACTGAAACTCCTATTACATATTACTCATTAGTGTTTATTATGAAATTGGCTTAATGGAGATAGCAACATTTAGTGATAGATTACTAATTTACGTTAAATTAAGAATAATTAGTCTTTAATTTTAAGGTATGGAAATTTATCACTAAATTTGCAAATAACTTTAAAAGGGAATAATATGGACATGAAATTAGAAGAATTAGGTTTTGATGATGAAGACCTGTTAGGTGAAGACGGTGTAGTGCAAACAGGAGACCCTGATGATGACATTAAACGTTGGATTGACAATGATACTCCAGTAGATTTGGATGAACCATTGGACAATCAAGAACCACCTAAAGAAGGTGACGGAGATACAGAACCTACAGAGGATGATTTAATCACAACTATGCTCAAAGCTAAAGGAATCAATCCAGAGGCTATTAAGTTCCAAAATGATAACGGAGAAGTAGAAGAAATTCCATTCTCTGAACTATCTAGGGAAGAGCAATTAGAGCTTTTAAACTATGATGATACAGATTATAATTATGGTTTAGAGCCAGAAGAGATTGACCTTATTAACGAGCTTAGAAGAAATAATTTAAGTGTAGATGACTATTTGGAATCTCATAGACGTCAAGCTATTCAGGATTACCTAGACCACCTAGAAGATGAACCAGAATATCAAGTAGATGGCATGACAGATGATGAACTATTTATTGCAGATTTAAAGGCAAATGTCCCAGAACTTACTGATGATGAAGCTTTAGAACAGTTAAATCTTGAGAAGCAAAACGAAGCTCTCTTTAATAAGAAGATGAGCGGAATGAGAGCTAGCTATCAGCAACGCGAAGAAGCAGCTATGCAGCAAGCTCAAGCAGAAGCAGAAGCTCAACAGAAAGAAATGTATGAAGCTTACGAAGACGAAATTTTACAAGCTATTCAAGATAACGAAACTATAGATTTGGGAGAGTCATCATTAACGCTATCAGAGGACGATATGAATGAAATTGCTTCCTTTATCTTAGATTCAGATGCTGCTGGAGTAAGGTACTTAGCTAAAGCCATTAATGACCCACAAATGCTAGTGCAGATGTCGTGGTTTGCTCTTAAAGGACAAGAAGCTATACGTCAAATCTCCGAATATTATAAACATCAGATTACAGAGCAATCCAAAGCCAATTATAAGAAAGGTTATGAGGATGCTAAGGCTGGCAGAGCCTCTAATCCTGCTAAGACTGTAGTTAAAAGACCAGAGCAGCAAACTGGTCGTAAACCTAAAACAACATCTATTTACGATTTAGATTAAAATCCAAGTAAATTATTATGATAGTAGCAAATTTCGTAACTAATCGCGCCACTATGGGCGACACTAGAACTTATGAAGACTTCTATAAGTTTCTAGGAACTAAACCAACTAGACTTGGTGTAGTATCAAGACTCTACCCAGAATTGACTGCTTCTTACCTAACAGAATCTTTGAGAAACATCTTCTACATGGATTCCAAATCAAATAACAAGTACAGAAGCATTGACTCAATGTACTTTGAATGGGAAGCTGAAACCAACTACATTAAGAGAGTTGAGTTTGCAGATGTACCAACTGAAACTGGAGAGAACGGAACTGAAATCGTGATGGCTTTCAAAGAGAACTATTACCAGAAGTACGACATCTTCAAGATTGACAAAACAATGCAGCAATGCTTTGTAACCCAGAGACCAGTTCGTAAAGCTGATAATTACTGGGAAGTAACTGTTAGACTTATTGACAACGACTACTCTAGTGTTCTTGACCTTAGCGGATGCCAAATTGGTGACACTACTCGTTTCCAATCTAACGCTATGCCAGAAGCACACGAAGAGGGATATGTTAAATATCAATCTAACATTGAAAGACACAGAGGTTATATTACTACTCACAGATGTGATGACAGTTATACAGCTCTGTATGCTGCACAAGAAGACGTTCTTATTAAAATAGGTGAAGGTAAAGGTAATGGTCAGATGTCTGAAACTATGTACCGCATGGATAAGACTCAATCTAACTTGCTGAAGAACTTCCTATATGTAAGAAACAATGGCTTGCTGTTCAACAAAACTAACGTTGACAAGAATGGTAAACCGACACTGTTCGACCCCGACACTGGTCGTCCTATCTACATTGGTGATGGTATCATCCCACAAGTAGAAAGATTTGCATCTAAATATGCATATAATAAGCTTACTGTGGAAGCATTCACTACTGCTATCGCTATGATGAATGAAAAGAGTGAGAATCCAACTGGTAACAAATATGTACTTATTTGCAATGAGAAAGCTTGGCAAGACGTACAAACTTGTCTATCAGAATGGCTTGCAAGATTCAAAACTTGCGGAACTTATCTGTGGTCTAAGAAAGCTAACGGCTATGTTGACGTTGGTGCTACATTCCAATCTTATGAAATCGGTGGTAACACAATTTCATTCAAGGTTGACCGTACATTCTCTCGTGAATGGGGTAGCGACAAGGGCTTCATGCTAATGTTAGACTTGACTGCTGACAAAGTAAGTGGAGAACCAGCTATTCAAATGTTCACTCTTAAAGGTGGTGACTTCATCTCTAATAAATATCCAGGTGTTGGTGGACTTGATGGTCTAAGCTCAGGTGTAGTTTCTAGTCCTGTAGCAGCTTCTAAGTTAATCAACTGGGGTTATTCTGGTGTTGGTGTATTCTCACCATACAGAAGCTTTATTATGAAAGAAGTGTAATTAAATAAGTAGATATTGTGGGGAAGGCATAGACCTTCCTCACATTATTTTACAAGATAGTAATTTATATTAAGTAAATGATTGAAATAATATGGCTAATGAAACAGACAACATAATTGTCTTAAGAAGTGTATTCGGTAAAGTAGGACAAAAGTACTTCCTTAATCCAGTTAGAGACCCACAGACAGGCAGATATCCGGACTGTGTAAGACCAGTAGATAGTAAAGGTGATATGCTATTAAGAGGCGAAGAAGACAAAGGTAAATGCTTGATTGCAGAGAACCGTGTATTTATTATTGAAGACGGTAAAACATTTGACCTTAATGACCCTTGGCAAGCAGCTGAATGGTATTCTATTCAACACTGTCCTATGATTGCTATGTCTCGTGACCAACGTGACAAGAATGGCAATTTAGTGATTGACGGTGACTCTAAGAGATACGGAGGGGCTGAACTTTACGTTGAAAGACCTGGTTATGAAACTAATAAGCGTGTTAATAAGAGACGTCTTATCCATGATGCTGAAGAGTATATCATTAAAGACCCACAAGGTGCTGCTGGTAGACTTAAAATGGCTAAATTGCTTGGACGTAACATGCGTAATGCTCCTGATGCCGACGTAGAAGACTTCTTGATGAACATTGCGTCTAAGGACCCAGAGAAGATTATTAATCTATATACTGGTGATGACATTGCACTTAGACTTCTGTTTATTGATGCTAAAGACAAACGTGTAATATACGTTAAGAATAAAGTATATCTATATAGCGAGAATCAAATTCCATTGGGCGCAAGTGATGATGCAGTTATTACTTGGATGAAGAGTCCACAGAATAGAAGAACTCTTGAACTAATTAAGAGGGACACATATCCGGAACTGTATGAACAACCAGAGCCTGATTTTACTAACAAAATAAAAGATGGAGAGACTAAGAAGTCATCTTCAACTGGTAACTATATTAAATAATGACTGCTAGACAGGTTTATGAAGGAACCGCTACTGAAGTAAATAAAGTACAGTCTATGACTCTATTATTAGAGGATTTTAACTACTTCTTTAATAAGGCTATATATCAATATATTAATAAGAGATATAATATATATGATATTAACCAACAGACTACTGACGACATTAGGGTTCTAAAAGCTACAATAGCCCTTCCTGTAACACTTGCTACGTCCGCTTACGGAGACACAGAAGGTCTTGATTCACTATATGGCGCGACGTATGAAGTGGAATTACCTAGTGATTACTTACATTTACTTAATTGTGTATGTGATTTTGAACTAAAGAAGACTTTCAAATGTTATAACGCTGGCTCCAGAGTTCAAGTCGGAGCTAGCCGTTTAACATCTGACGCATGGTCTCAAATCATTCAGAATATCTATATGAGACCTAGCTATAAACGTCCTTATTTTTACATACACAATGTTGACATAAATACTAGCAATCCTACTAACCCGTATGATGCTGTTAATAATCCACATGGTACTGATATTAGTTCTGCTAAGACAGATACTGATACTAATGCTACAGATGTAGCTGGTGGATTGCCAAGAACAATTTCTATTGGTGGTAATGCTGTTACCACAGTAGAAAGAGAAGGACAGATTCGTTTCGGTAATCCTTCTACTGTTAGAATGGAGATACGGTACGGGAAGGACCATACTCTATTTGAGTTAAAAAAAGTATATGTGGACTACCTGAAAGCTCCACAAACTATACGATTGACACAAGAACAGATGGATATGACAGAAGACACATCCCAAATTATGGAATTTCCTGATTACGTGTGTCACGAGATTATTAATGAGCTGGTACATATAATCTTGGAGAACGAAGGTAATCCTAGATTACAAACACATATTCCGATATCAACGTCAGTTGCAAATCCAGCTCAGCAACAGACACAAACCAAATAATTATTTAAATTATGTTTAAGTGGACAAACACATTAATCGTAAATTCTAATTTAGATTCTAGTGGCAAACCAAAATGGTCAGCACAGGCTGAAGACACTGGTAGTGGAGTTGTAGGTAGCTTCGAATTTAAAAGAGTTAACAAATTCCTCAAACCAAACGTAGTAGCAATCTATAAGAAAGAAGCATCAGACCCAGTACTTGGTAAAGTTACTTTCACTATGAGCAATCAAGGTGTAGGTAATTATAGAGTTGCTCTTTACATCAGACTATCTGGAAGCCAGAACTCTTATTACTCAAATGACTTCGTATTCAAAGGTAAACCTTTGATGTATGAATTTGCAATTAAGAATGCAAGTGCTACAGCAGCAGATGTTGCTAAAGAAGCAGCTAGAGTAATTGAGAAGATTCAGACTATCTATGGAGACCACTGGATTAAAGCTAGTGCAAATGGTAACAACCTTGTTATTGAAGGAATGGATGAATATCAACTATTTACTAAAGCTGAAATTCAGAAATTCAATCCAGACTTGAACACTGCTTTAGTTGGCGGAGAGTTTGAAACAATTGCAACAGCACTTCCAGCTGACGACCCAGACTATGATGGACAAAACACTATTGTGAAATCTAAAGAAGGATTCGGTACTTACTGGATGATTCTTAAAGACCTAAGACTTCCGACCATGGAAGCTAGACGCTTTGCTGGTATTAACGAAGAAGAGCTTCCTGTTCCAGGAGCTAAGTATAATGAGTATATTATTAACTATTGCGTTAATAGAGGCATTATGGGCGGAGATGCTGTAGGAGAAGTTACAAGGTCACTTACGACTCATGTATTCTATGTTAAACAAGATTTGGCAGCTGATTTTGAAGCAGCTCTTGCTAAGATAGGCACTATCGGTCAAGAAGTTACTCCAGGTGAAACTGCACAACAAGCTCTAGAAGCTAGTAGTGCTAATGCAGCTGAAATTGCTAAATTGAAGACTGGCAAGGCTAACGCTGCTGATGTTTATACTAAAACAGAAGCAGATGCTAAATTTGAGCCAAAAGCGTAACAACTTAAAACAGTAATTGAAGGCGGGGGCGTCATACGCCTTCGCCTTTATTTATTATAATCATATGGGATATTACGAGAAATTATCGTCAGCCATATATAATGACATAATGAGTGGTCTTAGAGGTTATAGCTCCACTCCAACAATGTCATTAGAACAGTTAGAGGATGATTGCGTTGATGAAAGACTTCAAATTATTAAGGAATATTTTATTAAAGGATTAGTTCCTAAGAAGGACTTACTGATGACTATACCTTGTATAGAAGTTGACTGCAAGAATATTGAAAGGTGTAGATGTAATGCTAGTCCCTGTGACACATTAACTGCTCATTTTGAAATTCCTCAACTTCTTACAGAGTTCGGAGAAGACGGTATAGAATATATAGGAGCTACTGATATGAGTAATCCATTTATATATTATACTAATCCTATCGTAATGAAGTATCATAAATATAGAGTAAGAGGAAAGAATAAACCATACGTGTGGATTGATATAACTCCTAACGAGAACAATATGTACGATTGCTTTGTATTTAATGCTCCATTATTAAAGAAAGTAACAGTAGTGGCAATATTAAAAGACCCTAGACAATTAGATTGGTTCGGATGCTGTGCCCCTGTTGATATTAATAATATGACATTCATCGATGCTGAAATTAAGAAGAGACTAACTGAAAAGAAGATTCGTTACTATAGGCAGCTCGCAGCTCCTGTCTTACCTAATGACCAAGTACCTAAATAATGGAGAATTTTAATTCAGCTTATTATCAAATGAATCTGCTCTATGGAACAGAATTGTCTCCTGAAGAGTTCGAAGAAATTGGACTGATTGCCTGGCATAAGATAGGTAACAGGAGAACTAGATTATACAGGTATGTTACTGATATTCAATGCCCTGACAACACAGTGGATTTACCTTGCAACTGTGACATAATTGAAGCAGTCACTTATGGCTTTGAAGAGTGGAATTATGTTACGAATGACACAGTAAACGGAGATTACTCTTCACAGTTTACTGAAAACTATATAGAATCAAGAAAGCTTTATAGTGACCCTCTCTATATAAGTGGCAAGTATGCCAAATTTGAAAGAGTGGGGGATACTTTGTACTTTGAGAAGAATTATGGACAGGTAAACATTCTCTATAAGGGCATTCTGGTAGATGAGGACGGATTACCTGAAATCAATTATAAAGAGAAAGACGCCATTGCATGTTACTGTGCTTGCACTAAGAGATTTAAAGAAGGTTGGAAGAATCACAACCAGAATATGTTACAGGAAGCACAATTATTGGAACAGAGGTGGTTGAAACTATGTGACGCAGCCAGAGTTTCAATTCATTTAAGTCAAAATGACATGAATGAAATCTTAGATGCTAAAACTAGTTGGAATAGAAAGATATTTAATAAGTCATATAAGCCCTTAAAATAATATGAATTATGCTTTAGGATATGCCTTTAACATCCATGACATGTTTGCTGGTTTTGATACCAGCAGACTTGACTTGGACAGTAAGACATGTGAGGAATTAATAGGTAATAGACATAAAGAAGTAATTGCTAAGCAAGTGTTTAAATACGCAGTTAAGCTAGTAATTGATGATATTATACATAGAAACAATAGATTTGAGCTTCCAACTTTAGGAAGAAATGCCTGGTTATACATGAAGAGAGTTTCTGGTAATGAGTTTACCGAAGCTAGACGATTTGGTAAGTGGAAAGATGTAGACTTTCTAGCTTCTGATTTCTGCGGATATAGAATGGTATTAACTTACAAGAATCAAGAGATACAAAGGGAGAAGATGGCCTATCTAGACCCTGTTAATAAGAACGTAATCACAGAGAATACTAACAATGGAATGCAATACTACTAAGAAGTTTACTGATTATACAGACGAAATAATGAAGGAATTTCCATATCTTAGTAAGCATGACATAGAAATTATTGTTAGATATGGCTGGAGACAAATATACTTCTTAAATCAAAGAGGAGGAGATACAATCCTTAATAGCCATAAATATAAGTATTGGTTGTATATAGGGGAGTTAACTAAGAATCCTATTAAGCATTTTAGATATTATAGGAGAAAGATGCAGAATAAGTTGAGAGTGATGTATACTAGAAAGAAGATTCAATGGGACGGGTACTACTATGTAGCCTTAACCAATGAAGAATATGAAGAATTACTAGAATCTTTTAATAAGAAAGGCAGGAAGAGGAAATATTACACCTTCAATAATAAGAAGGTGTTTAAGATTCTAGACGAATGTAAACTATCATTCTCTGGCAGTCCTTGTATTATAAAATTTAAAGGACTTGTAGATTTAGGATTCTCCTATAAGAAAGAAGTACTTAAGTGTGAGTATCCAGAGATAGCGTTCACAAGAGATAGAAATGCTAAGTTTGAAGACATCTTAGTAAGTAACGACAATTATGAATATTTATAACAATGAAACAAGAAGCAACAAATACCTTTGGAGAAGGATTAATAATGGACCTAAATCCATTAACCACTCCTAACAATGTACTTACAAGTGCTCTGAATGCTACTATGATTACTTATAATGGTAATGAATTTGTGCTTCAGAATGATATGGGTAATGGTAGAGTTGAAACTGCCTATTTACCTTCAGGCTATGTTCCTATAGGTATAACCGAATTTGGAGGAATAATTTATATAGTGTCCTATAATCCAATAACAGACAGGAGTCAAATAGGATGCTTCCCGTCTCCTGAAAGAAACATAAGTACAGATGAATTAGGTACAACTCAAAAAGTTCTATCTAAAGCCGACTTTGTGCAAGGAGACATGCTTAAATCTATGTATGTCAAATTAGAATTAATGGGAGAGGATGTTAAAATACGTCCTGGAGACAAATTTATTATATCGGCAACTAACGTAGAGGCTAATGGGGACATACTATCTGATTACGCTGGGGAAAGCAGTTACTATTTAAAAGACCGTAAGATTGTCAGACTACATTTAGCAGTGGTGACCGACAATGGCAAACTCACATACATAGAGAGAAACTTGGATAGCTGGAAAGATGGATATTGGGTAAAAGACAATAACACTATATCAGCTGGAGGTAAAGTAGATATAGATGCGTATAGGAAATTAATAGACGATTATATTTACAATGTATTCTCCGAGAAGTCGTCAGGAAAGCTAGTACTAGTAGCTGAACTTGAAGCTATTCAATCATTTAGTACATCTGTCAGCCCAATAACATCTGATGATGAAAATGCTTATAAACTGCTAATTCACAGCAATTGGGATGAAGATACTTCCGAGCCTACAGTTGCTTTAGACGGCATAAAATATGAAGTTACTGTTGACTCCGAGCCTACAGTTGCTAAATGGTTTCAAATACAGAGTAAAATGGCTAAGGAGTTCGCCATAGTCAAGTTTCAAAATATGTACAATCCAGAGGGTGAGCGCTATAAATACTTAAGGTATAAAATTACTCCATTTATGAGTTATGGTGAATTGAATTACTTACAGAGGAGTGGAGTTATAAATCTAGAGCTGTTAGGAACTGGTGAAATACAGTTATCAGAATGGAGGTATTATATAAACAACAATGACATGCTAATCTCATGGGGATTAGATGCTTATCCTAGAGAAGGAGAACTTATTAAAACAGTTACTTTTAAATTTGCGCCATATAACATAGTGTCTTCTGATGATATAGTAGAATATACATGTACATCCAGAAATAGTTACAACGGTCATTTTACAGAAGCTATACCATTCGACCAGGAGTTCGTCAAGATTGCTAACAACAAAACTTTAAAGAAGAATACTTTATATATAGTTCAAATTAAGGCCTACGTATATGGTGCAGATGGGACTCCCATACCAGCCAACGATATGGTTACATATAGAGCAGTTTATACAGCATCAGTATTTAATAAGGAATATTTGGATACTACCATATTAGATTTCAAGGACCAGTCACCGACATTAACTTTGAAGGTTGGCACATCTATAAAAACTTCAGTTAGCGTTGAACCCACCAGAGCTATAAGTTCTTATAAGACTTTAAACCAGCCAGCTGATTTAGAATTAGATAAAACATATAGAATGTATTCGGCTATAGGTCAATATACAACTACTAACGGTGATGTGGTTTTCTCTGAGAAATTTGATGAAGACTATGAGTTCTTTGACAATGTACCTTCATTTAATTCTTTCGTCCAAAGTGTTTCTAAAGGAACCATAGATAATCCAGGATATCAATTAATAACTACTTCAGACTACCCAGAGGATGAATTTGTAAATAGTGTAGCTCCTAAAACTAAAGACTCGTTCAGTAGTACCGTGAAGTTTGAATTAAGTGAAATAATAAATAATCCGGATGTCATTAGTAATCAGTCTAAAATAACTAAGCTAGGTAACTCAGGATTTAAATTTGAAACAGTAACATTCAGAGAATTGAATGCATCTAACAAGGAGAAGAGATTTAAGATAGGTAAAGGATACAAACCTTACTTTGATTTGTACAACATGAAAAGCAACAACATCCAAAACTCTTTCTCTATTAGAATTAACCCCAGTTTTACTTCTCATCCATTCTATGTTGGAAACGCTATAGCGTATATGGTTGGAAACAATGACGGTAGTAACGGGCGTTATCAAGGAGGAACAATTACTAACTCTCCTAATGGTGCAGGGATTAGGTCTGAATACAACGAAACTCTATATAGCAAGAAAGATGGAGGTGGGGGCGGTAATCCGATGGATGCAGGCTCTGGATTATATTCAAATATTATGAGTTTAATAAACTCAGCATTTGGTAATTACCCAAATGCAGTATGGTGGAGATATTTTAGGGGTAATAAGTATAGAAGTTGGGAATGTGTTGGTATAGACTCTGCTAATTCAGGATTTATTGATTGGAATTGGTTTGGAGGAGCTGTAGAATATATCTCAGAAGGTAAAATTGGAGGTAATTTATATAGTTTCGACCGCTACGGAAGAGACGAAAAGGACGGAGGAAAGAGATGGAGGTATAATAGGTTTTGTTCATTACTATGGAAGACTGACAGTGATAAATATGCTACCTTAAATGCCATTATGGCTATGCATAATACCAATGATAGAAATAATCTTGACTGGTATGGGTTTGGACAATGCGAGTATGGTCAAGTTAAAAACGGCCCTTTAAAATCTCTAGCAGAAACCATAGTGACTTTCACCTCTCAAATATATGTGTTGAAGGATTTAAATATAACTGAGGCTAGATTACTTCCAAATCAACTGTATTACCCCAACGCATTTAATACTGTATATAACTACACCCTTAACTGTGCTAAGACTATGACCAATACCCCTCAAATTAAGAATGGATTTGGTGCGGAACAGGGAATATCTATAATTAAACAATATTTCAATGACCCTCTGGAAGAAGACACTATTAGTGCAAACCTAACACTAAAGGTTAAGTATGAGGGTGAATACATAACTAGCGGAGACACTATTGTATATAATCATAGCGATTCTATAGCTATAAGTCCTAACTTCTCTGACAGGCTTGAAGAGTATAGAAGACTGTCTTCTATGGAGAACCTAGACATGACTGCTGTATACATTGATGGAGAATTACAATTCATAGACCAAATCGCGGATGATATATATTGGCATCCTAGAACAGAGGATGACGGAATAGAGGTGTTATCAGATTTAAGCAACATAGTAATATACGACAAGTCCTATATTTACAACAACGAGGACAGTATTAAAGAAACCATAGATACTAGTAACAAAGTACCTGCACAAAACTTAAGGGATATGTTTGTATATAAGAATGGAGAATTACTTATAAAAACAGCTAACTTAGGTACTAAAACGTCCGGTGCTAAATTGAAATGTAAAGATGATGAATACAATGCGGATATTAGTAATATATATAATATTCAAATAGACAGACATGCTAAATATGTTAACAACTAATTATCCCCTATTTGAAGATGGATTAGACTCATATACTTACGATTTGCAACTGCAACCAATGCAATTCTCATTATATTTAAAGCAATTGAGTAATAAAGGCAACCTAGTGTATGAGTATAATCCTTTCAGAAATTACAGGCTAACTAAAGAGGAGACTATAATAGAGAACGGACAGCCCGTTATATACAAATCAGGGTCGTTGGTTGATTTTGATACTGATGCTTCGGATTTGGGATTTGACCTAAATCATCCAGTAATGATTACTCCTCAATATTCTTATGATGGGTCAGTCAATCTTATTTTAAATGATGGGAATAACATCCCTAGACTGATTAACTCCAGATTTACTTCTGTGGGCAAGAATAGATATGAGATAATAGATAGAGCTGGAAGCAACGATACTAATATATATAATCAGGGTGACCAGTTTGACATAGATACATCACTATATAAAAGAATTATCAAGATTCCTAACGTAGAGTTCTATGGAGTTTTGGACGGAGGAAACCTTAAAATAGGCAATTATACATTCTATTTTAAATATGCAGACGCAGATGGTAATGAGACTGATTTTGTAGCAGAATCAGGAATGGTAGCGGTGTTTATAGGTAATAGCAAACAAACCATAAGGTCAGGGTCCAGGGATGAAATTTCATACAAGTCAGTTCAGTTCAATCTTAGTAATATTGATTCTGCATACAACTACGTTACCGTATATTATACCAGGAGCACTTCCTCTTATGGAGAGCCTGCGGTTACTACAGCTCATAAATTGGATAGAACGTATCTTGTAAATAACGCTGGTAATTGCAATATAATAATCAATGGGTTTGAAACTGTTATAGACCTTGCGCTGTCTGACATAAATGTACAATATAACATAGCAAAAGCTGTTGAAGCGCAAACTGCTTGTCAAAATATGTTATTCTTAGGGAATGTTCATAAGCCAGACATTCCGTATTCAGAATTGTCAGATTTAGCGTTAAGATTCTGCCCAAAAGAACATGCGACTGTTAATCCAGAAGGCTGGGATTATAGGGACCCAATCACTATTTATAAATATACTGGTTACTGGGACGAAGAGATATATAGAACTGGTATAGTGTTTATATTACCTGACAACTCATTATCACCAGTGTTTAATACAAGAGGAATTACTAGTACCTCTCTGGAACCTACAGACTTCTTGTTATATAAAGGAGAAGAAAGGGTTTATATATCTGTTAATGAATCTGACTATTCTTTAACTGGAGAAACTTCAGAAGGAGCTGTAACATCTAGCATAGAAAATGCTAAAGGCGTGTTTCAAATAAACTCTAACCATACAGCCAATAATGACTATACTATATTTGGAATAGATTTCGTTGTAACACAAGAGGTATTATCTGAAATTGCTAAATACGCTAAAGGATTCTTCTTTGTAAGGCAGAAGAGAATACCTCTTGTGTTATGCCAGGCATTAACAGTGGGCTTAGATAGAGAAGCTAAAATACCAGTGATTCCAGTTGGTCAAGGGTCTAATAACGAGATTAAATTTATTGCCGAAAGATTCTTTAACGATGATAGAGTGCTGACTCAATCCTTTGATGATAGGTTGTACTATTTAAGTCCAAATCAAGTCGATATGCGAGCGGCAATATGTCCAGAATATGATTTAAATGCTCCTTATCTGAATCAATTGTTTACTGGTGGAGAATTTAAAATTAGAGAGTCTTCGTTCAGCCCAAGTAACAAGTATTTTACAAGAAGTTATAGGAATTTATATGTTCCTACTTATAAGTCTAGAGAGATAGAGAACTCTTATGTTACGACCAAAATTATAGGCGTAAGTGATAATGTTCCTCTAGTTGCAACTAGTGATTATCAATACAGAGGTAGAGTAGGGGAAGCAGAAGAAGCCTGGAGATTTAGGTATCTGAATAGAGAGAATAAAATAGCTGAAGCTAATAACCTAGTCAGGGGTTCGTTTGGACCCTACATAGGCACTGAAGGATATAACGATTACATGACTATAATAGACATCATGGTACCTGGCTATGAGTATGGGTATGAAACCAAATACTTCTCTATTAGGTACGAAGACAATTCCCCATTTTATGCTATCTCAAATAGGTTTGATATTAATGACCTATCTATTGTAAATGGAAGGCTAAGTAAGGGAGCTGAAGTAATAACCTTATATAGGGGAGATTGCTATATCTGTGAATTTACCCACAGAGTTAATAGAAATTTCCAAGACCCAGATGCTCCTACCAACGACGTCATAGTAGATGAAAATACGTGGAAGGATAATTACAGTCATGAAGATACTGAGAAGAACAAGGAAATTAATAGAGGTGATGTGAATGCTGTGGAAATGGGAATGTGGGTTACGTTTAAAGTTAGGTCTAACTTTAATTTAAATTTAAGAGACTTAGACGCCTCATATCCAACTGAGGAAGGTTTGACTGGACATAAAAGGGGATTTTACCCATTATTAGACATGAGTACTGATGGCTCTTCTAAGATACCAGAGTCCTTAACATATAATAACGGATTTAAGAACACACTAGGGGAGAGATTTAATTTTGAGACCCCCGATGTTCCATATATAAAGAATGAATTTGGAACTAGAATTATGTATTCAGACATCTATGTTAATGATGCATTCAAGAACGGATTTAGGGTGTTTCAATTAACGCATTACAGAGATTATCCCAGAATGTACGGCTCTATCATCAAAATGGTTGAGTTATTCGGCAATATTCTTTGTATATTTGAACATGGCATAGCTTTAATTCCAGTTAATGAACGTGCCGTAGCAGGTGAAGGTTCGGGTGGAAATGTCTTCATTAACACCTCTAATGTACTCCCAGAGAATCCAAAGATGCTGTCGGATACCTATGGTACTCAGTGGCCGGAAAGTGTCGTACAGACCCCGTATTTCGTTTATGGAGTGGATACAGTTGGAAAGAAGATTTGGAGAACTAATGGAGACCAGTTCGAGATTATATCTGATTTTAAGATACAGGAGTTCTTAAATGAGAATATTACACTAAGTGAAAGAGAACTTACCCCGGTAATAGGTGTTAGAAACGTTAAAAGTCATTACAATGCATTCAAACAAGATGTTATGTTCACTTTCTATGATAATTTATATGGATTTGAAGAGAAGGCTTGGAACATCTGTTATAATGAGGTCATGCAGAAGTTTGTAACATTTTACTCTTGGATTCCTTCCTATTCAGCTAACATTGACAATATGTATTTTAGTTTTGATAGGAACACCTCTAAATGGATAAGCAAATTAGGCACATCTAATTCTAACTCAGTAATAGCTGACGGAATCTCTTTGAGTGATAATGTAATAAAAGAAGGAAGTACATTAGTAGGAGCTTTGTCGTTGTCTAATAGAAACCTCCCTATTGAAACTGAACAAGTTACAATAAGTGTATCTTTTGAACTGCAACATGACAACTTTGATAATTACAAGCTATTCGATATTAAAGACGGAAATCTGTTATTTACAGGTGATTATAATTCTATCAAGGCAAATATGTTCCTAATGAGTAATGGAGAAATAGCTAAGGATGAATTGGGAAGGAGAATAAGAATACCGCAAACAGATTCGGCTTATAATGACAAGTTAGTATTACTATTGAACATAAAATGTAAAATAGGGTTAGAGTATGAAGGTGCTGCTGATAATGAAATTAAACAATATGTAGCAGGATGGAAGAATACCACTTTTGTAGACGCAGGGTATTACGAATCCACTGTGGCAGTCATACCTGAATATAACTTGCAATTCTTATCCACAGACTTCTGGAAACATGGTCAGTCTGGAATTATTGATATACAAGACTCAATTCATCCATGTTATTGGTATGGTAAACAGCATCCATTTGAGTATGAATTTGTAGTAGTTGATAACCCAGCTACACATAAGATATTCGAGAATTTACAAATTGTAAGTAACAAGGCTGTTCCAGACTCATTCCATTATGAAGTAGTAGGTGAAAGTTATGAGTTCCATGAGGACAAGAAGAACATGTATATAAGACAAGAAGCTACTAAAGACTTCTATCAATATAATGGTTCTGATATACTGTACAACAGGAATTTTTTAGACCTAAGGGGTAAGCAAAGAGACATTCTTAGAAACTGGAAACCTACGGGACAGAAAGTGAAATCTACAATGTTCCCATTATACTATGCTAGAGTAGATACGTTTAATGAGATTGAGGATTACTACAAAGGTAAGACTGCTCCTAATAAGGATTATGTTAATCTGTCAGGTTCTGAAATAGTTTATAATGAGAAGCTAGATGAGTTTAGAGTCTGGACTCATGCTAAGGCTGCTGATATTAAAGACCCAAGAATTGGAAGATTAAGAGGAAATATGAATTATCAAGGAGATGTTTGGAATATTCAAATTAATCCTATTATCTTTGTACAGCGAAACGAACCAGCATGGAATACAGCAAAGCTTACTAAGGAAACTATAGATAAGGTTCCTATCTCTGTAGGTAATTCTCCTATACCAAACGACTTAAAAGGATTTGATATAACTTCAGAAACTCCTGTGGAAGATTATATGCCTCAAGATTTAAGAAACTTAGGATATGGACCTGAAGATATAGACACATCCGATTGGTGGAGTGGTAGGAAGGAAGCAAGACTTAGAGACAAATACATCAAGATTAGAGTAAGATATACTGGCGAAGAGTTAGCAATAATAACAGCATTAAAGACACTATATACAATAAGTTATGCGTAAAATTATGAAATTCCAATGGGGAAATTCGCTACTAAGACAAGGTATGGGGAGTATAACTCCCCTACAGTCTAGTAGTGACCTCTATACAGCAATGACTGGATTGCAATCCGCTAACTTCGATAAATTCTCTCCCGCCAACAATCCTTTATTACAAGCTGGTGCGGCTAGTGGTGACATGGCTTCTAAGGCATTACTAATGAATGCTAATACTAATAAGGCTGTCAATGGATTATCTAAATCAGCTGCTAATATGGCAACTGGAACTGCTGGAAGTACTGTTAAGCCTGGTGGAGGACTGTTTAGTAAAGCAAATATCGGTAACACCATGTCTAAGGCAGGAGGCTATGCTGATATGATTGGTAGTTTTATTCCGAAGAAGGAGCAATCAGCACTTACTACTGGCTTAAATCAGGGATATGATGCAGCAGCTAATATGATTTCTAGTGTACCTGGAGTAGGAACTATCGTTGGAGGGGCAATGAAGATTGGTGGTATGTTGTCAGATGGACTTACAGCTTTAGGAGTAGGAACAGACCAAATGACTACTACTGATAAGATTCTTGATAGTAAATTTATGAAGTTAACTCCAATGGGGTTAGTAAATGCTTTCGGAGCTAAGAAGGCTGATACTATCTATAAAGATAACGAAACCTGGGAACAGCAAGGTTCAGCTTATGGAGGTTCGATGGCTAAGGTAGATGATGCTCTCACCAAAAGTGGTAAGAAGTACGGAGCCTTCAGTGGTAAGGCTAGACGTAAAGCTAATGCACAAATAGCAGAAGCTAAACGGCAGCAGAATTTGGTATCTGATATTAATCAAGAAGCACAAGATGCATTTGCAGCTTCTAATTATAGTGGAATTGGTCTTAGAAACGAACTAGCACTTAGTGGAGGTTATAGAAATATGGCAGTTGGTAGAAACGGAATGAAGATACTAGATGCTGAATCACAATGGGCTAGAGAAGTTCTTAATAAAGCTAGAGAAGTTAATAAGCTTCAAAAGGGAGGTAAGGTAGACGGAATTACAGGAGCGGCTCCTAAGATAACATTTGAGTCTTGGTATGAAACTGTTCCTTCTGATAGAAACGATACTACTTCATATAATCTTAGAAGGGCCTTTGAGTTAGCTCCTAAGGAGGAATTAGAGGCCTGGAGAACATCTAGTGTAGAAGATTTAAGGAATGGGAAGAATCACCTAAACTCTGTCTATCTAAATCCTAAAACAGGTATCTATGAATTTATGAAGGCTAAGAATCATCCAACTCTTAAATATGAATTAGAGTGGTATAATTCTAAAGACCCAGAAGCAATAAAGTTCAGAAACGCTTATGATTTAGATATGTCTGGAGATTATTATAAATATGTTCCAAAGAAGTTCGCAGAGGGAGGTAAAGTTAATGTAATCCCAGACGGAGCATTACACGCACACAAGCATCATTTGGAGGATATTAGTCCAGAGTATGAACAAGTAACTAGTAAAGGAATACCTGTAGTAACGGAAGAGGAAGGTGGTAAATTGAAGCAACATGCTGAAATTGAGCGTAATGAAATCATCTTCAGGTTAGAAGTCACTAAGAAACTAGAAGAACTTATGAAGGACGGAAGCGATGACGCGGCTATAGAAGCTGGCAAATTACTTGCACATGAAATTATTAATAACACTGTTGACAATACAGGTCTAATGGAGGTAGTAGAATGAGAATAGAAATTGGCGATAAGAAGTATAATGTAGAGGTAGCTCAAACAGATGAGGAGAAGACCAAAGGATTGCAAGGCAAGAAAGAGCTTGCTGAAGATGAAGGTATGCTGTTCATATATGATGAACCTCAAACAGTTGGTTTCTGGATGCAAGATACTGACATTCCACTTGATATAATATTTATTGACGAAGATTTTGAAGTAATATCAGTTTATAAGGGACAACCGCACGATGAAACTATTGCTGAAGAAGACGATGTGCAGTTTGTATTAGAAGTAAATCAAGGTTCTGGAATTAAGGAAGGAGATGAGCTTGACATAGATGACGATGA